AATAATCTCATTGTCAATATTAATCAAATTATCCCTATACTCTCTAATCAATTTCCCATAGCTATTTCCACTCATTTTCCCAAAGACATGTTCGACAAAATCTCTAGTAGTTTCAAAATTACCATTCTCACTATTACTTACATCATTAGTCCCATCACTAACACTATTATTAACTCCCTTATTATCATTAATCGTAGCACTGGTCAAATACTGATTATCCTCAATACCGTCCAGCCCACCCTGCGGCATGTCGTTAAACCTACTCACCCCACGCGACTCGCCACTGTTCAAGCTCAAATTCTTGCTCTTGCTCTTGCTACTGCCATCTTTACTATTCTTGCCCTTTTCATCGCCATTAGTAAGTCTAGTATAATCAACATCATGAATAGGATCATACTTAAATTGTGTACTTTTATATCTCTCATTAAAGTACGGCATTATTTCGTTCATTCTTGTGTCAAGCTTTAACTTCCAAAGGCCAACGGTTTCAAGCCCTATCTCTCTTGTGTAATAATGTTTCAGAATTTTAGTGCAAAGAACGCTTCTATATTCCTCATCCCATATAGGGAAATCAAAATCAAAAATCTTGCTCCAACTATTCTTCAAAACATCTTTTACACTCATTTCGCCTGTAGAACCTGCGGCCATCTCACAGATATATCGAACCTCGGTTGTATACTTACTCATATAATCACCTCGTTCTTAAATCTTTAACCATGGCGATAGGTTTACCGTTATCACCCTCAGATTCAGTACCAATCATATTTTCATCATCAGTTTGTCTATAATCCTCTCTGTAATCAACACTAATATCAACACCAAACATATCTTTAATTTTTTCAACTGCTTCTCTCCTAATTTCAAGCCTTGTGTATCTGCTTGCAATAGTACCACCCATATTTCTAATGACTTCATCACTTACAAGTCTTTCCTTCTTCTGATAGCTAATATTTGAAATACCAAGGTAAGTAAGAGCTTCATTCCATATCTGCATTTTAATTTGATAAAGTTTATCAGCTACAAACGGAGCGCCTGTATTGATACTCTTTATATCCTTTATATTCAGCTCTTTCTGTCCGAAAATAAAGGGATAGTTTCCATCAAACTGCTCATACAGATTCACCATAGTCATACGCTCATTTTCATTACACAAGATAGCAACAGGAGTTTTCTGTGCTTTGCAATTAACTTTAATACTCTCTTCCAAGTCAGACAGCATACTCGCATAGTGATTAACAGTATAACAGCTAGGCTGTCTCAAATAGTTATTATAAATAACAACGCTATTGCTTTCATCAAGCTCTTTTCTGTATGTGCTATTCCTAGCGTAAGCAGTTCTTCTTTTTGGCATATCCTCAAGGTCATACGGGCCATGCAGAATAACAGGCAAGCAGAGGTATGCGTCAAGTGCTTCATCCTTAAAGAACACAGTAGCACCTTTATAATACTCAATGCTTTCAATCTGTCTATCACTCAAATAAGCCCTTTGCTCTTTAGGAATTTTAGAAAAATCCCACGCAATCATTGACATGCCAAGTTCCATTAGCTGATTTCTATATTTAATATAACTTGTAATATTAGCGTCCATCTGTGTTTTATCGTTTTTGTTTCCCCATCTTGTTTTATTTTTAGCCATTTACTCACCTCCCGATACTGGTCTATTATTGTTTACATCAGGGTCATAATTACCAAACACAGCTTCGGTAGTCCAGAACCTAATTCCCTTGTCAAATATTTTCTCTATGGCAAGTCTCATGTCGGCAGGTATACGGCCGTCAACGCTGCATCCGATTGTCTTTACATAAGTATATCTAGGTCTAGCTGCAATATTAGGAACACCAACTCTATTAGTTTTGTATCCATACATGTCGAAAAACTTATCTATAATTTCAGCATATTCTGGTTTTATCTGCTTGTAGTACCATGAAAATGTAAGCTGTCCAGCCTGATAAGTTAAATTACCATTACAAGCGCCATGACTCTGCGGAGGTCTACGGCTATGGTCATAAAGAGAACCAAGAGCAGCAAGAGTACCACCAATAAGACCAGTAAAGTTTTGACTTCTTCCACTCATATAAGAGTTAAGGTTAGCAGCTTCTTTTGGCGTATACATTGCATGTTGTCCGATATAACCAGCCGGATTTACACCAGCAACAGCCGGGCCGGGGTCAGCACTCATTATTCCGGCGTCTATTAATCCAGTAGCAGAAGTGGCATAAGCTTTGCCAAGGGCGCTTGCCCACCCAGCTAATAAGCTACCAGCAGTTGCACCAATAACGCCAGCATTTTGTGAAAGCCAAGCTCTGAAACTGTCAATAGTAAATGAACACATTGGGAAGCCAGACAAAACAAGTTCGTCGTCAACAGCGCCACTCATATATCCATTACCATTATAGAACATAGGCGCACAATACATTCCTGGATTCATGCTTAAATTTCCCCATATACTGAACATGCAACTGTCTCGCCTTTCAGCGCTTGAAAAATCTTCAAATCTATATTGGGCTTCATTTCCAGAATTATTTGTTACATACAATTCATTGTAAGGGCTACAAAAAAGCTTCATATTTCTAGGCTTATATCCGGGGTCAGGGTTTTCTACAGTTGGAGGATTTCCAATATTACTAGGAAACGGAACACGCATATAAAGAGGACTTACACCCTCTGTAAGCTGTTCGCCTTTTGGGTAAAATTCATAAGGCATCATGAAAGCGCCAAGAACAGCACTTTCTAGGTTAGAACTTGCAATAGTTGAAAAGAATCTATTAAGTTTATTTATCTCAGAAAGACTGCCATCTGTTCCGGGAACAAGTGTCCTTATGACATAAATACCTCTTTCTGAATTAGTTGTAACAGTTGGAATACCGCTGCCATAGTACCCATTATTTTCAGAGATAAGTACAATTCTTCTATCACTTTGGTCTACTTGTGCTGAATATATTGTGCTTTCACTAAATATTTTATCAGCTACAGCTAATGCTACTGAATACTCGTCATGAGCTTGCGCAGCAGAGAGGGTTATAGATACATCAGCGACTTCTATTATATCACCTTCGTTGAAGTGTCCACCAAACATCATTTCGTAAATACCTTGTGCTGGCTCAGACTCTATTAAAAACACATTATATCGCACACCGCTATAATATTCTCCACCACCACCATAACCAGCAGCACCTGGAATAATAACGCCATAGCTATATTTAGGTCTACCGCTTATAGTCCCTCCACTAGCTATAATACTATCAATGTCAAGAGTAGTAGCAACAACAACGCAACGTCTATATTCAAACCTATTATACATAAAGGACTCACCAGTAGGAGAAAGAGGGTCTTGCAGATACACACTAGCTGGAATACTTCTATAAGGCCCAGTTTCAAGCCCTTCTGGTAGAGTATGCTCTCCCAGTAAATCACTAACTGTGTGTTCTCTTTCAATCAAGCACTGATTCAAAATCCAGTCGAACATATAGGTCTGAATTGGGTCAATATGAAAAGCCAGTGTTACAGTGTTATTATTCAAATATTCTACAGCGTCAACAAAAGCATAAAAATACTTATTCTCAAAGCTCTCATTTATAAACGCCATATAATTAGAATTATACAAACTAGCTATTGCGTTATCGTTCAAAGAATCAAGGCCAATTTTAATAACCCCTCTTGACATTCTTGTATAGCTATTCTTTGTCAATATGATAGGGTTATAAGCCATCATATATTCAAGCTGATTTTGTCTGTCAGTAAAATAAATAGTATTCTCCATACTAGGGTCAAAAGGAATAGGACTGCCACCATCATCTTCTCTAAAAATATATATTGTACTATTAGGTTCAATATAACTCATACAATCACCCTTTCAAAAGGATAGGGCTAGATTATCTCTAGCCCTAATATTATTACTCACTCTTAGTAAGAGTAACAGCAGTCCCAACTGCTACAGTCTTAGGATTGACAGTAGCCGTATAGGTATCACTACCAAGAGTTGCAGTAATAGTTTTGTTAGCACTCGCAACACTGGCCGGGACAAAGATTGCACCATACGGCTGTACAGCGATCATATCCTGAGTAAGTGCAAGAGTCTGGACAAACTGAATATTAGTATTAGCAAGAGTATCAGCGTCAACAGCTTCAAGAGCGATTGCCCTATTACCAGCAGCATCCTGTTCAACGCTGCTTACCTTGTATGCAATAGTAGCAGGATTAGCAATAGTCGCACTATTGTCAACAAACACCAGAGCGTTTGCAAACGGGCTAGTGGAAATAGTTTTCCAAGTATGATAGAAATAATTCCATCTCAGGCCGCTTGCAATAAACTTCTCGGTAAACTGGGCAAGGTTATCATAAACCTGGAACCAGTCCTCGTCAACCAGAATAGCTTTAACCTTATCCATGAGTGCAAGTTCAGCAGCAGTAACTTCCTCAAGACCATCAGACTCACTTCTGATAACCTCAAATCTGTCATTGTCGAACGTGGTAAAGGAATCGACCAGATAAAGCGAACCCATGAAGTCAGCTTTCTCCATGTGGAACGCAGCAGCCAGAACATTCACGTCAAAAGATGCGTTAAACTCTGCGTCCATCATGATAATCTGTCTTTCCCTCGGAGTGGTGTTTTTCACACCAGCAGCATTATACTCACTGGACATGAAGGGAAGAAGGTTACTCTTTGCACGGAAAGCTGTAGCATAGTTGGTCATGGTAGAGCCGTCAACAGCGATGGGCTTGAACTTGCCAGCGGTTACGCTCTTGATGATGAGGTACTTGAACAGAAGGAACTCATCATAGTTAGCAGCGGTGTAAATGGCGTCAGTGATTTTTGCAATTAGGTCGGTTACACCCTCGGCAGACAGAAAAGCCTGTTTGAGCTGTTCCATAGAAATGGAAACAGGATAGAGAACCTTCCAGTTCATGGCATGGAACGCACTCTTTACATTGGGCTTATACTGTTTCAGTTCTCTGCTCTCGGCCTTCTCCTGAGAGAAGGTAAATGCTTTGGTAATTCCAACGAAAATTTCTTCGATAGTTTCACCGTATTCAACAAAGCCCTTTTTGAGTCTTGCGTAAGGGTTATTGAAAGTTGCACTCTTTACACGCACGATTGCGATACGGTTAATCAGAGCATTGATAAACTCGTTTGCAAAAGCAGGAGTACCATAGAGGACTTCACCGACTTTGGGAATATCAGTGACAGTGTTTACAGTAGGAACACTATTCTGATATGCAAGGGACGCATTATCCCTAATGACATTGAGAATGTCAATAGTGCTTGCATTGAGCGTAGAAACAGCTACTTTTCTAGGCAATGTAAATCACTCCTTTACAGTAAATAAATCTTCAAAGGTTTTAACCTTTGGAGGGTCAGGCTCGTCAGGAGGAACGTCCTCACGATTGCCCATAAAGGCATCACGGTATTTTTTCCTCCATGTGTTTTCTGTGTCAGTAACTTGCTGGCGCAGAGCGGCAATAGTTTCTTGACCACCATCGGCCAGAGTGTCACGCATATCTGTCATGAAGTTAAGGACTTCATCCCTTGTGTCATCTTCACTGACAATAGTGTTAAACTGCGTGATAAGTTCTTCCTGTGTTCTTACAGCCATTATTTTACCCTCTTTTCCATTTTGGTTTTAAGAAGAACATGATAGGCATTTGATTACTCTTTGTGGGTGTAGGAGTTGGAGCAGGTGGAGGTGGAACAGAACCATTAAGGTAATTCCACCAGTAATAAGCATTAGTGACACGACTATCAAACCAAGTGCCGTATTCATAGCACCAGAAAAAGGCTCTAGTCATATAATCAAGGTCTTGTTCAAGCGTTACATAATCCGCAAAGGATATATCATAACCTTCTCTCATTTCCCATTGAAGGCCATTTTCTAGCTCGTACTGGATACGGTCTAGCTGTAAATCATAGTTCTCAATAGATTCGCCCATGGATTCTACCCAGTCTCCATATTTCCACCATGGAGTCCATTGAACCAGACCGAAACCAATGGATGAAGATTCGCCATAAATAGGATAACCAATCTGCCACTGTCCGGGATTAAAAAGTCCTTCATCTTCCATGTTGCCAAGCATACCGCAAACCGCCTCCATAGTCCAGCCATGATTAAGGAAGTAACCTGCGATAATATCGACATTATGAGCTTTAGTAGCTCTATCCCACATAGGATTTTGGTTAGTCCATTCAGCTATCCAGTCATACATTTGTGTCACCTGCTATGAAGTTAAGTTTGATACTATTGTAACGATTTAAGTCAACATCAATTTCCATAGTTTCAGTTCCATGAATTTCAATGGGGATAATACCATTCTGTCTGTCGTATTCATCAGCCTTTTTAAGAATTTCTTCTATAGGCATCGCAGCAGCCATGGCATCAACAATGGACTGAATCTTTTCATAATCGTAACCCGCTTCTCTGAGCCGCTTCTTACGTTCTTCATTGTTTCCCCATTTACCTTGAAAAATTTCTTTAGCAATTTCTTGATTAGTTTTAGGCATGTTATCACCGCTTTCAAATATTGATTTTGCTCGATTGTAGGAATACATGAACATATCTTGAATTAAATCAAGTATCTGTTCGCTCATGCTTTCCATGTTCATCCTCTTTTACTACAGGTAGCTTATTATCATCGAAAACCTTGCTTAAAGCTTCACGCATGTTTGGATTAATTGCACACAGATTCTCAATTATGCTGGCAGTTTCCATTAGAACAATATAAGTTCCAATAGCCCCAGCAAACGGAAACTTTACTTCAAGCCCCAAGTAAGGCAATGAATATTGGCATACATAGCCAAACAAGACTGAAAGTATTTCGCCTAGCTTTCGCAAGAGTCCTGTTCTCATAATTGAGCTATTCAATGTTGCTGTAATTGCTGCTTTAAGCCACCCTGTAAGTACATCGAAAACGATGAAAGCAACGGAAACAAGTAAGGGAGTAACGCTCACAAGTATTACCTCCTTTCTTTATATTTCCCAATAAAAAGTATATCATACTTGACAGAAAAAGTCAAGAATGATATAATAAAGTAGAAATTAATTTTGGAGCTGATATTATGCCTAAATACTACGATGGTACTAAATTACTGTCAATGAAAGACCTTGACGGTAATACACCAGAAATCTTCATGGTAACGTCAAACAGAACCGCAGGAAAGACTACTTATTTTAATAGGCTAGTTTTTAACAGGTGGCTAAAGAAAAGAGAAAAATTCATGCTTGTTGATAGATTCAAGGATGAAATGGATGGAATAGCAGAAAGATATTTCAAAGATATTAATGGACTGTTCTTTCCAGAGTGGGAACTGTTTTCAAAGAAACAGGCCAGTGGTGCATATCATGAGCTATTCGCTAGGAGAATAGGAAGTGAACAGGCTGAAAGCTGTGGTTATGCCTGTGCTTTGAACAGCGCTGATAAATTGAAGAAACTTTCTCATTTCTTTAGTGATACATCCTGTATGCTCTTTGATGAATTTCAATCAGAGACAGACCACTATTGTCCTAATGAAGTCAGTAAGTTCCAGTCTTTGCATAAGACTGTTGCCAGAGGTCAGGGGCAGCAGAGAAGATATGTCCCTGTGTACATGTGTTCTAACCCTGTTACTATTCTTAATCCGTATTATGTTAGCATGAATATTTCACAGAGACTTAATAGTAATGTTAGGTTTCTCAGAGGAAATGGCTTTGTGCTTGAACAGGGATATAATGAAGATGCAGCTAACGCACAGAAAGAAAGCGGTTTTGATGCTGCATTTATGGGAAGTCAATATCAACTATATGCTGCGGAAGGAGCTTACTTAAATGACTCTACTGCTTTCATTGACACACCAACTGGCAAAGGGAGATATTTATCGACAATTAGATATAATGGTAGCGATTATGGTTTGCGCTCATTTGATAGGGATGGAATTATATATTGTGACAATAGACCGGATTATAACTTTCCTCAACGGATTGCCGTCACTACGGAAGACCATAATATTAATTATGTCATGCTTAGGAACAGCGATATGTTTATATCTAACATGCGTTACTTTTTCGAGCGTGGTTGTTTTAGGTTTAAGGACATGAAATGCAAAGAAGCTGTTCTTAAAATGCTCAGTTTTTAGGTATCTGCATCTGTTTTCTATGATTGAGAACGCATGGGAGACACGGTTTGAATGTACCGCCATGTAAAGTCTTGTCAGTCTTGTCAACTGCTTTCATAGTACAGGTGTTATAGATATAGAAAGACCTGCCAGTAATGGCAGGTCTTTTTTGTTATGCGTAATGGCGAAGTCTGAATATACCTTTAAGGCCAGAAGAAACGTTTTCAATGATGGTGTCTGGAAGGAGAGTGATTTTCCTCCACAACAGTAATCATTTATTAAATACCCTCCTTAATTTCTATGAAAAGAGCATGATTAGCGGAAATGCTTATGGCTGAAATGATTTCATTGAGAAGATAATCGGGAATATCTTTGATAGCGCCATTCCAGATAAAATCCTGTTGAATAAATCCATTAATGGATTTATTATAATAGATAAATACTGGGGTAGTTTCTTGCAGAACAGATTTCAGAGTATAGATAAACATATTTTACCTCCTTATGGGTGTTATTTCAACAAATTCAATTCCACATTCATCAATGACCAAACAACCACCAGATACATAATAAATAGTTAAACATTTAGGATTGGTTATACCAAAATCAAAAGCGATTACATCACGTTCAAATCTGTCACCATTCCAGACAAGAGATACATGATAATTATTTTTCATAGTTTTCAACCCCTACAATAGTAGCATTTTTACGCTCTCTCCAATGTGCTTTTCGCTTAATTTTGGAGCGAATATCCTGCGGCTTTTTGTGCTTTCCCATCATTTGAGGATTCACTACTGCATATCTTGCAGAGTCTCTGACAGTAAAAGTAGTAGAACCGTCATAATGCGAACCGTTTTTCATTTGCTGTGCCATTTAATTTTCCTCCATATTTATCATATTATGCTCTGTGAGCCATTTTTTCCAGCACTCTTTACAGGTATATTTAGTTACTGTCTCAGCTTGACATTTTATGTGCCGCCCTGATTCTTTTTTATTATTGCCAGCTATAATCCTAGGGCAGCCATCTGAAATCATTAACGCCATGAAGTCTATTCCTTCATCTGTAAGGCGAATGTCAACACCATGCTTTTTCCATGCTTTCAGGTTTGGCTTTACGCTCATTTAGCACCCCTCTACGATATATGTGGCAGCTTCATCGGCTACATGGAGTAGCCACGCCAGCTTGTTATTAGCATACACTTCTCCGGGGTTAGAATATTGGGACTTGTCCCATGCCCCCATGTGGTGAAGAATGGCGGCATATTCATCTTCCATTAGTGGCATAAAACGCATAACACGAAAAGCAGAACAAGCGCCGTGTGAAGCTAGAGCTGTTGCACCTTTTGGGCGATAAGATGGAACTTTTTCCCATATACCTGTTTCCTCATTCTTTACGTTACGGTTGTATTCCTCATAGAAATTAACCTTGCATAAATCGTGGAACAGGGTTACAATGGCAGCGCTTTCAAGGTCGTCAGGATTAGCAGGGTCAAAGCCGTACAAGTGGGCAATCATCCAAAACTGTTGATATACGTTAAGGCTATGCTCAACCAGAGCGCCAGCGTATGAACCGTGATAGCGGCCAGAACAGGGAGCTTCATAGAAGTCAGTGCTTGCAAGCCAATCAAGCAAATCATTAAGACCGGGGCGGTGAATGGCTGTGCGACACTCGGTTTCAAAGATAAACTTATTGTTATTCAAAGTAAATATACGCTCCTTTTCATTGTGTAGTAATCATCTTGAAGAACTATTCCGCCATCAATGTGGTGCGGCATTAGTTTTCCGGGGACTTTAAGGCCAACTTTGAAATCTGTTATTGTGCGAGTTGTTGAAAGGAAATCAGTTTCATCAGGAGTTAGAAGTTTATTGTTATATGTTATTAGACATCCTTTCTCAATTAATTTTGCAAGGTATGGTTTGAATGATTGCATGAATAATTCTTTACAGCTTTCTGGCATACCTGCGCATTTTATTTCCCACTCTGGAGATGAAACAGGTTCAAGGTTTTCCATGACAATATGCTCAGCGTATGTCTTTTGCCGGATGAATAGGGCGGAGTCCCAACAGGACTCTAATTTCCAGCAACAGAAAGCATTGCTGTCAACTTTTATTCCCTTCATTTTATCAGGAGGAAGGTCACAGTGTATGCTGTCTGTGTCTGCATAGATAAAACCGGGTGAGCGGATACCATAGTAGTTAGCTTGTGCGGCACGAATGGTGAAATTCCTAGCATAAGATGTTATTGCAGAGCCTACGGGAATATAGCCGGGTTTTTTCTGGTTTTCTACAACGGTAAAATAACCTAGAGAATTATCATCCTTTAGTCTGGCTACTTTGAATGAGCTGTCTGTTGAAGTTGCCATTTTTCCGTATAGATTATTGAGAAACAGCTTTGCTATTTCCCTTACAGCGCCTTTGCTTTTAACCTTTATCTCTTTATACTTGTCAATATAATCATCAAAAAGTCCCTTATAGGCTCTAAAATAGCAGCCATCTAATATCTGACAGTTTATCAGGTCATATTGGTCTAGGATAAGGTT